AAAGTAAATGGAACCAATGAAAATTAGAAAAATAGGAGAAAGAGTTTATGAGTCTTACGATGCATGGAGAGCATACATAGAAAGACAGAAAGAACTTACTATTATTAAAAACAAACTAATACCTTCTGTCAATAATTTAAAAGACAGATTGGAAAGCATTAGCAATACATATCTTGGTGAAAGAGGTCTATACTTTGAAATGGAAAAAATAAGAAATAAAACAACAGATCTTAAAAAAGATATATTGAGATTTTTAACTTTAAAACAATTTAAAAGATGAGTAAAACAGAAACAACAATATCATTTAATGTAAGCAAAAACATTAACATAGGTAATTTTGAGTCAGTAAAAATTAACTACGGTCAAAGCATTACAATAGATCCTACTAAACCTCTTGCAATACAAAGAGAAAAGTTAATTGAGGAGTGTTACAATGTAGTTAAAAAAGAAACGCAAATATGGCAAGGGCTTAAGGCCGTGCAACATGTTGATAGTCAAAAGAATACAAAAACAGTTAAAGCTAAGAGTTCATACAGTAGTTTTGCAGATCAACAAAAGCACTAATGAAATCATATTTGTTAAAAAAGCTTATAGCAGGCTACAAGGTTAATCCTAGACACTCTGGGCTTGATCTTGTTGCTCTGCCTTATAGGTATACTAACGAAAAAATACTTGTTAAACACAGTGACAAGAAAATGATAATAGATAAAGATACTCCATTACTTGGAGAACAAACGTTTCCAGATAAGTTTGGTAGAAATAAAACATATACTCTTTACTATTATCAATGGCAACCTAGTAAAAATCAAATAAAATTAGAACTATGATAAAGCAATTAACTCAAAAAGCATATAATGCAGAGAAAACTATTGTAAGAAGAGCTTTAAAAGAAGCTGACTTTACTGATATTAAGTTTTCAAATGGACACTATTACTTTAGTGGCTTTGCTACTAAGAACAATAAAGTAATATACTTTAGTATACCTGATGTAAGATATGGTTGGGCTAGTGACGGACTTAATTTATTAATTAGGACAGCAAAAGACTACAAAGACTATACAGGAGGAAGTAATAACTATAGCTCTTTGATTGTAAAAGACATACAGGAACTGTCAAATAAATTAGTATCATGAATAAGTCTGAAAAAGAATTACATAATGACATTAAACGTGTAGCAGTAGCTATGGAAAAGCTAGTTAAATTATTAACCAAATTAATAAAAGACAATGCATAAAGAATATGAACTTAGAGTAACTAGAGAATACACTACACGTGTAATATTGAAATTTCCAGATGATGGAAGAAATCATAAAACAACTATTAATGATAAAGTCTTGTCTGGTGATTTAGCTTTATGGGATTATATAGCTGTACAAGAACTTGAGCAAATGGATATAGCTCATGAAGAATGGGAAATTAATGAACTAAAACAACAATAATATGGAAGATGTAGTAGGAAGAATTACAACCTTAATATCTAAAGAGCTGAAAGCTAGTCAGGAAAATAAGGAAGGAATGTCTGGTGAATATTTACTAGGTAAAAACGAGGCTTATAGTAAAATACTCACAGAAATAACATTAACATTAACTAACGATTTATACAAAAACCTTAAATAATTATGGAAGAATTAACATTAGAAGAGCTAATAACTAAACTAGAATTACAAGAAACAACTTTTCAGGTGGACTTGGAAACAACAAGAAACAAACTACACGAGTTAAGAAAAGAAGAAAAACAAAAAAACTTACCAAAAATCAGTGAAAATGATTTTGATAAACTATTATCTATTGTAGAACAGTGTATAATGGATAATAGAATTGAAACAGGTAGTAATGTTGATATTTATTACAGTATAAACGACACTGAAATTGAAGCTGACATTACATTAACTAGCTACTTTACTGGTGAGGTTCTTAGTGATATAAGAACAGCAATACATGAAGGTGATATCCTAGCAATTATTGAAGATGGGAACTAGATCGTTAACTAAAGTAATAAGAACCTGGGAAGATGAAGCAGGTAAAAAACACAGACAACCACTTACATGTATGTACCGTCAATATGACGGCTACATGAGTGGTCATGGTGCCGAATTAGCAGAATGGCTATCTGGATATACAGTTGTAAATGGTATACCTATGGATAAGTCTGAACCAATGTTTAATGGTATGGACTGCCTAGCAGCACAAATGTTTGTACACTTTAAATCAAGCGGATGCAAAGATGATGGAACACCAACATCTAATGTGGGAGGTATATACTGCATGCATCCTGACGCTTCAGATTGCTGGGAAGAATATCTATATGAAATATCAGAAGAAAATAAACAAATACACCTAACAGTGTATGAAATAGATGGTACAAGCGAAGCTACAGAAATATTTCATGGAACACCAGAAGAATTATTAACTAAATTAGAATTAGATTATGCTTAACACAGAACAAATCTTAGAACAAAATGGACTTAACTGGAATGTAAATAAAGAAATATTATACACATCTAAGTTAAATGAAAACACAGGCATCTATGAAACAAAACCTACAGATTACTACGGTATAGTAAGAGAAGATACTGGAGATGTGTTTGCAACAGTAAAAGAGGCATACACTCCTACACAGAATCATACTATTATAGAAACCATGCAAGAAATTGCTGGTCAGAATGATTTAGAAATAGTAAAAGCAATGCCTTTTAACGAAGGTAGAAAAGTAATGGTACAGATGAAACGTCCTAATAACCATGTAGTTATAGGTGGGCAGGACACTGAACAATACATATATGCTATTAATAGTCATGATGGATCAAGTAGCCTTAAGTTTGGATTTATGAATAAAGTAATATTCTGTCAGAATCAATTTGGCTGGTTAAACTCTAATGCAATATCAGGATATAGACATACACAATCTATACAGGATAAAGTAAAAGAATTGCCTGCTATAATTAACTTTACATCACAAGAAGAAAAGATTGCTAACCTGCAAAGATTTAGTGATCAATCTGCTTCACCTACCTTAGTGAATGATTTAATAGATTATTTAACAAACACAGATAGGCTGGCGACAGAAAAAGATATGTCTTCTAGAAAACAAAATATGATATATGATATAGCACATTGTATAGATAGTGAAATGTCTAGAATATCACATACTAAATGGGGTGTATTTAATGGTATAACTAAATATACAACACATCATAAATCAGCACCGTTAAGGAAAAATGGTAAGCAAGAAAGTATTATTACTGGATCTGCTGGTAAAATGAACGAAAAGGCTTTTAATTTCTTGAAAGCATACTAACAGAAGCGAGGGGACTAACGTCCCCTTTTTCTACTTATAAATAAATAAAAAAAATAAAATTATGGGAGCAACAAATTTTGGAAACCTAACAGTAGGTAGGTACAAAAACGCAGAAGAAGCGTATATCAGCTTAGTAAATGAAGCAGAGCATGAATATGGTCATAGTCCATATAACGGTACAATATCAACAACAGATGGCTTTATAATATTTAAAGACAATCCAAGATATGGAACTAAAGCATTTGACAAATGGAAAAATAAAGTTCTTGATAGTACACAAAAATGGGGAGAATGTGCTTGTGTAGAAATAACAGGAGCAGTATTAAAAAGAATGAAAGAAAGTAGAGGTTATAAAGGTAAAAAAGGTATCAAAGCTTTTTACTTTACTGGATGGGCAGCAGAATAAAAATAAATAAATTATGGAAACAATAATAAAAAATTATAAAGAAAAGTTTGGTTACACTCCTAGTATTTTTGAATTACATAATTTATATATCCAAGGATCTTTAACATTATCAGATAATGAAGAAAATATTTTAATAAAAGAATTTAATAAAACAAATGAATTATGGAAGTCAAAATTGAAGGTAAGCCAGTAGAACAATACTGGACAGAAAAAATTGCTAAACATTTAGTTGGCAAGAAAATAACAAAAGTTGAATATATGAATACACGCGAAATGGAAGATATTGGTTGGTATAATAGGCCGATAGCTATTCAATTAGATAATAAATATTGGTTAGTACCAATGATAGATGATGAAGGTAATGATGGCGGAGCTATGTCTACTACATTTGAAAAATTAGGAACAATACCAGTAATATGAAAGTAGACGAATTACACAATAAATACTTTGAAGAGTTATACAACTCTCAAATGAAATGCATTAACAATAGTATAACAAGAGATGCTAAAAGAGTTATCTTAGATTTAATGAATGTTATAGTAGATAAAGCGCCTACTAGAGAGAAAGATAAGGCTGTAGAACATGCTTTAGGATGGTTAAGTAATAATCCATCATGAGTGAGGTAAGTACTTGCTGCGGATGCAGCTTTGAAGATAGCACTATAGCAGATTGTTGTACTGTTGAAATGTACGCTGATACAGATATTTGCCCTGCTTGCAATGAACATGCAGATGCTTCTGGGTTCATATGCAATGAATGTGGAAATTGGTTTGAAGATCCTGAAGATAAGCTTGAGTATGATGCTAGAATGGAAGAAAATTATCTTGAAGAAAAAGGTGATGCTAGACGTAAGTATGGAGAATAATGATATATTTGTTAGCTAAAACAAAAAATTATGGATAACCATGAAATAGAACAAACATTACTGGGCAAGCTTATTGTTAAGCCAGAATTAATAGATAAATATTCTCAATTAATCCATGAAAATTTATTTGAATATGACTTTAACAGATCTACATATCACGCTATAACAGATTTAAAAAGCAAGAATAGAACTATAGATATATTAACTGTATCCAAGCTTATTAAAGGCGAAGATGTGGTTTTAAATTTATCTTATATGACTGAAAAGGCTTTTGATTTTATGGAAGTCCAAACTTGCATAGGTGTATTAACAGAAGAATTTCAGAAAAGAACCTTATCTGGAATTGTTCACAATGTACATAATCAATTAAGCAATAGAGATGAGTTAGAGCTTATAGTAGGTAATTTAACTACAGAAATGTCTAAACTTCAAATAGGTAAGCCAGAAGTTTTAGGAAATATTAATTCTCAAATTAAAGATTTTCTTGAAGATATAGAGATTAGAATGAATACTGATGGCTTATTAGGTATAGCTTCAGGATTCCAAGTTGTAGATAGATTTACAGGTGGATGGCAAGAGACAGATCTCATCATAGTAGGAGGTGCATCATCTATGGGTAAGACAAGCTTCGCGCTTGCTCTTGCCTATAATGCTGCAAAATATACAGATACACCAACTGTTATATTTTCCTATGAAATGAGTGCTCTTCAATTACTTAGAAGACTCGCTTCTATGGAGTCAGGAATAAGTAATAGGTATATTACTAATGGCACATTAAACGATGAAGAGTTAGCTAAAATACATAAAACTGTAGGGGATATAGAAAAATTACCTCTACATATAGATGAGGGTAACATAACTTCTTTAGGTTATTTAGTGCATAGGATAAAAGAATATGTAAAAAATAAAGAAGTTAAACTTGTTATGATAGATTATTTACAATTAGTTAGCTCTAAAATTAAATCTGGAAACAGAGAACAAGAAGTAAGTAAAGTGGCTAGAACATTAAAAAATTTAGCCAGAGAACTTAACATTACAGTTATAGCATTAAGTCAGCTCAATAGAGGTGTGGGAATGCGTAACAATAGCAAGCCAACATTATCAGATCTCAGAGAATCAGGAGAGATAGAACAAGCAGCAGATGTCGTAATGCTTATATATCGTCCTGAATATTATGGAATAGAGTTTAATGATGATGGAAAAGAAAGCAAAGGAACTGCAAACATTATATTTGCTAAAGGCAGAAATATAGGTGTTGGTGAGGTTACATTAGGCTTTAAAAGTGAAATAACCAAATTTATAGATTATGAAAAAATTTAAAATCATTGGTAAATATCCTATGATGGCTATAATTACAATAGGGACTATAGTTTTCTTAATTAGTCCTGTTATACTTTCTTTAGTTGTAGCAGGAATTATTGTATTGCCAATGTATTTAGCTGATCAGATATTTGGAGATACAGAATAATATTGTATATTTGCCTTTAAATGGACAAGAAAAATAAAGGTAAATCAAGAATAAGATCTATAGTAAATGAGATAGCTTATGATTTAGGTATTGACAAAAAACTTGTTAGACAGGTCTTACTATTAACATTTAAAGAAATAGCAATAACTTTAGTATTAAAAGGTAGGCCTGTTATGATAAGAAGATTTGTAAAATTTGTAGTAGCAACTGCTGCAATTAGAAAAGCAAACAAAGAAAACAAAAAAGAAAAAGTAAAATGAATTTAAAAGATTTAAGTAAAGAATTACCATATAAGTGGAGAGTACAATCCACTAAATTCGGAAAAACAACTTGCGTAGCATATATAGATGCAAGAGATTGTCAGGATTTACTAGATGAAGTATGTGGCCCTGAAAACTGGCAAAGTATGTTCTATGAAGAAAACAACTTATTGTTTTGTAAAATAGGCATATTAACAGGTGATAACTGGGTATGGAAATCAGACACAGGATCAGAATCTAAAGTAGAGAAAGATAAAGGCCATGTATCAGATGCATTTAAACGTGCATGTGTATCATGGGGTATAGGTAGATTCTTATACAGACTACCAATACAAACTTTAACCACAAAACAATGGAAAGGTAAAGACTATCCATATGCGCCTGAGAAAGATAAGATTATCTTTGATGGAGATACATTAACTAAGTATATTAACTGGAAAATTAAAAACAATAAATAATGAGTGCATTACCGTTTAATTTAAACGCAACAACAACAAAAAGAGCTGTAGGTGAAAAAGTAGAATACATTACACCTGGAGCACACGAATGTAAAATCACAGGATTAACTACATCGGAACAATTAGAAGACTACAAAGGGTCTCCATTTATACAATATGCCGTAACAAGTAACGGTAAGGTTGGTAGATGTAGATTTTGGGTGGTAAAAGAAACTGATAAACAATCAACACAAGAATGGAAGACTAAGCAAATTAAAGACTTTCTTGTGAATGCAGGAGTAAAAGACTTTAGCGATGATAGTAAAGCTATGAATGATGCTATAGGTAATAGTTTAATGGTTACATTTATATCAGAAGAATACATTGGTAAAAATAGAGATAACGAAGAGCCTGTAATTAGAACTGCTACTAAGTATAGATGGTCTGCTAAGTCAGGAGGTAAATGCACATATAATCACGATATGAATCAGACTCTAACTGACGAGCAAATGTCTGAGTTTAGTATGAAGCATTCTGAATGGTCAAAAGCAAATAACTCTATAAGTGCTAGTGCAGCTGATGATGATGATATGCCATTCTAAATAAATATAAATGAGAGAGATAACAGATCCCTAGGATCAGGTAAGCGTTCCGAAACTCGGTAGTAGACAAGATCTCAACCGAAAATCGGATGAAACTTTTAAGACTTAAATGCGCCAAATTCCAAAAGGGTGAAACTCTCAAATTTATTGTTATCTTTGCAATATGGCAGAGATATTTATAGCAGGAAATGTCCCATCTAGTAAGAACGGAAAACGATGGACAGGAAAGTATTTAATCCACTCTAAAACAGTGATGAATTACATAAAAAACACAAAAGAGGATTGGGTTAATAACAAAAACAAATTTGAAGAACTAGTGAAGGGCAAGGAGATACCATATGAAATAGAATTTACATTTATAAGAAATAGTAGAAGAAAATTTGATTATATAAATCCTTGTCAAACAGTTCAGGACTTAATGGTAAAATATGATTATATTCAAGATGACAACTGTGATTGTATTATCCCTAGTTTTGGGGAGTACAAGTACGACAAAGAAAATTCAGGAGTAAAAATAAAAGTATTATGATAAACAACAAACCTTTAATAGATTTCTTTGAAGATTATTGTAAAAGAGTTGATATAACTAAAGAACAATTATTTTCTAAATCTAGAAAAAGAGACTTAGTAGAAAAGAGAATGGTATTATCTTACACATTAAGAAAGTCATTAGGAATGACTTATCAGCAAATAGGAAAATCCTTAGATAAAAACCATGCCTCTATTATACACTCAATTAAAAACATAGAAAATTTTCTATCAGTTTATCCGCATATTAGAAGACTATATACTATATCGGATGAAGTGTTATTAGAACACAAAGAAAATTTAATAGAGTTTTATAACTCTCCTATTAGAACACAGATAGAAAGAGAGAAAAAATTAGTTGAAATATTATTAGATAACAATAGTATGTTAAAATCAAAAATTAAACAATTAAAAAACCAGTTAAATGACGTTAAAGAGTAAAAAAGAAAAAATTAATATTATGGGTAAAAAATACAAAGTAGAATTGCCTATAGCTGATACATTAAAAGCAATGTCTGAAGCATTAAGATCACATGAAGTGGCTTTATTAACTTGGGTTCATAAAGATTATGAAGCTAAAGGAAAATTTGATAAGGAAGGGATTGATGGATTTAGAGATAGTCTTAGGGATTACTGCTCACAAATACCAGAATCAGAAAACATTCTTAAAAGAATGGAAGAATTGGATAATCAGTTAGAAGAAGATATCAAAGAAAAAGAAGAAAAAGAAATTCAAAACAAACAAGAGAAAGATTCGGGAGCAAAAGAATAATTTACTACTTTTGTAGAACTTTCTTGTCCATGTTCGCATGGTTTTTGTTTTGATTGCATTGGGGCCCTCCTTCGGGAGGGTCTTAATGTCTAATAAATCAAACAAATGAAATTAATAGAAAATCACAATTTAACACATCACAACTATTATCAAGATACAGAATATGTTTCTAATAGTATGTTGAGTAACCTTACTGGTAAATCACCAGAATACTTTAGATTTGCATTAGATAATCCACAACCATCTACACCTGCAATGAAATTTGGATCTGCAATACATATGAATGTATTACAACCAGAAGAATTTAATAAATATTATGCGGTATCTCCTAAGTTTGATAAACGAACTAAGCAAGGTAAAGCAGATTATGCTGAATTTGTTAAGAAGAATACATTTAAAACTGTTATATCAGAACAAGATTTTGAATTAATAGAACAAATGACAGCTAAACTAATGAGAGATCAAGATGCAAAACTTATGTTGACTAACGGTCTTAAAGAGCAAATTATAGCATGGGAAAATGAGGAGCATAATGTAAAATGTAGAGGTATGCTTGATATTTACAATAAGGACGCTAATATTATAGTAGACCTTAAAACTACACAAGATAGCTCTTATTATGGATTTGCAAGCTCTGTAAGAAAGTTTAAGTACTATAAGCAAGCTGCATTCTACATGGATGCTGTAAAGGCTCAGGAGTTCTATATTGTAGCAATAGAGAAGAGTCCACCATTTAGTATAAACATTATACAGATAGGAGACGAGCTATTAGATAAGGGTAGAGAACTCTATAATAGAGATCTAGAAATCTATAAATACTGTACCGATAATGATTATTGGCCAGGAGAAGGATTTGATTATCTTGATAAGAAATCAGAACGAAGTATACATATAATGAATGAAGATATATTATGAAAAATTCAGTAGTATTTGAAGGAGGTATTGATAAAGTCAGTACCTTAGCGGATGGAAGTTTAAGGGTGTATTTAGGTACCCCTGAACTTTCAAACGAAACTATGGTTAATCTATTTGGATTAATCAAAAAGCCTGGTTATGTATTAATATCAGCTAATCATATTAATCAAGATCAGATAGATGCAGTTGAAAAAGCAACAACTAATGCAGAATTTAGCGAGAAAACTCCTAGCCAAAGAATGAGAGGAGTAATGTATAAGCTATGGGAGAAAACACAACCTAAAACCATGAATGGTGATACAGGACAAATGGAATATATAGAATTTGATTTATTCTACAAAAGGCAAATGAATAAAATAATTGATCACTTTAAAACTAAATTAGACTAATGGCAAAGCACAATAAATATTATTATGAATTTGATAGAAATATGAACTTTACTAGAAATATAAATCCTAAGATGAAAATGTCTAAAGAAGAATTAGGATTAAAAGATAATAGAGTTCCAGATTACTACAGAGGTAGAAATGGATATGAAGCGAGAAAAGTTTGTGATAATTTTGATTTACCATATCATTTGGCTACAGCCACAACTTACATTCTACGCGCATATCATAAG